CCTGTGCAAGTTTCTATTGAATTTATAATGCCGCGCCCTAAGAGCCATTTTGGAACAGGTAAAAATGCAGAAATTTTAAAAAATAATGCACCTTATTTTTGCACTAGCAAAACAACAGGAGACGTTGACAAGCTAACCCGTAGTACTCTTGATGCCCTATCTGTTACATCTGGCGGAACTGTTCTTGCGGATGATTCTCTTGTTGTTTGTTTGCAGGCTTTGAAACGTTATGCAAAACGATTTGAACATATAGGGGCAAATATAAATATAAAAACTTTTGACAAACCTGAATAAATTGGTAGACTAAAGGTGTCAGTTGCTTGCTGACATTGAAGCATCGCAATCTACAAGCCCCTACTGATTGAAATAAAGGTAGTTTAAACGTGAGCCTAGAACCGATGCTTCTTTAAAATTATTTACGGACTATGGAAAACCAAACAAAACCAATCGAAATCCCAAATCTGGGCGGCCTGATAACGACAGGCGATCTTTACAAGAAAGGGCGTTTTACATATAGCGCTTGGGCGAAAACAGCGCAAAGAATTAGAGAAGAAGCACCAAATTGGTTTTTTGCTTTAGAACCTGACCCAAACGGCCAACTTGTTTGGATGGCTCCAAATAATACAGGTTATTTGATGGGATGCTTTGTAAATGTAATAACAGGGGTCAAACTTCCTTTGTTTCCCTATGCAATAACAGACAACACAAACAAGGCTATAAGTTACGAAAAAATCAGTTCAAATCATATTCAAAATTCACAACGCCGACATTTGTGCGCCTGCGCTTGTTTTTCCTTTGGCGATGCTTACGAACTTTGGGCTGATGTTGAAGTCAAAGACCTTGACCAACCAAAAGAAGAACCACCAGAAAATAACGATGTTGTAAGAACACCGACAAAACCGAATCAAGAACCCGACAAAGATTATCTAATTCCAAAACCTATAAACCCGCAAGCAAGGGATTTGATCTGTCAGGATATTCGCGATTCAGGTCATCAAGAACAAATCTTGAAAGACTTCAAAGAACATTTCAAATTAAAAGTAAAACAAGTACGTCCTGAAAATATTACATTATCTGAACACGGCAGATTTTTGCGCCAAGCTGTTGAAAAGTATAAAGATGATTAATGACCGAAGAACAGGCCACAAAGTCAGGCGAAGAAGTCATTGCGCAACTTCGATCACGCCGCAATTCTTATTACAACCGCAACAAATTTTATTTCAGAACCGATGATACGCAAGCCACCCTAATTCGTAAATACTGCGCGAAAAACAAAATTTCGCTTACACAATTATTCGATCAACTTTTAACAAATTTTTTTAATCATGCCTGATTCATTTAAAGCCGCCCTTCCATATCCAATCAAGTTTTCTACAAGTGAAAACGATTATGAAGATCAAGACAAATATCCCCATAAAATGTCTTGGTTCATCCCTTCTGAATCTGTTCCCGCCTTCTGTGAAGAAGTTATGAAAATGGTTGATACCAAACAAAAGAAAGGTAAAGTTTGGGATTATTCAAAGAAAGAAGAAGTCGAAGTTGATGGTATTTACATCAACGCAAAAGCAAAAGAAGGCAAATATGGACTATTTGGAAATATAAATCTAAACTTTATTGAGCCTACAGCGGGCGATGATATTCCTTTTTAATTCTTGAATTATTATCACCATTTTCTTTTTTAAGAGTTATCTTTATTAGTTCTGTTTCGAGATCGCCAATTTTTGCAATGCAATTTTTGATGATCTCGTCTTTTTGCCAATTTTGCCGCTGATAATTTACAGCTATATCAAGCAAATATTCAAAGTCAGTTATCTCTCCTAACATCCGCGCCTGAATTTCAAGATAAAGTTGATCTTCAAGCGTTTCTGTTATGGTAAGCCAATCATCCCAAGCCATAGCAACATGACCTCCTTATATTGAAAATAGGCTAACTTTTGGGGTATTAGTTAGCCCATTTTTTTGCAGAGAAGGCACTGACCACCAGATGCCTTACGCCAACCATAACTTAAAGTTATGTAACAGGCCATAACTTTTCCTTAACTAAGGCGACAATCTCATTATCAATGTCTGTCTCCGTACTGGCCGCATAGTCTTCAAGTAATCCAACGACAAGAGATTTTACAGCGTTTGATTTGACAAAGAACTTCAGTATTGGCTTGATAAATCGAATCATGTTTTTGTAATATATTCTTTTCAACTGTAGACAAATTTGCTAGTTTTAGCAAAAAGCCTTAATTATGGAAGAAGAAGAAACCAAAGACGGGATGAATTGGGTTTCTACTGGAATCCAATTTATTGTCTTGATTTGGTCTTTAGCGGTCATCAGCTTTTCATATTATGGTAACTCGCCAAGACAAATTGATACCACCTTTGCGGCTGGAATTTTGAGTACAGTTTTAGGAAATTTTGGGCTGAATATCAAAAAAAATGGCGACAAGAAGAAAAACAAGCTTATAGTAGACAATAAAGACTCCAAAGTAGGTATCAAATGAAAAAATTACTTCCTATTTTATTTTTGCTTCCATCAGCGGCTTTTGCCGATATGACGTCAACAATTACGTCATCTGTACAAATTGAAGTGATGTCCGCAGCAACCGCAGCCGATAGGGTTGCAAACTCTTATTCGGTTTCTGGCAGCGGGGTCACAACTACAGATGGAACAACAGCGGGCGTTGTTGGCGGGCTAGGAACAGCGACTAACGGCGTAAATGCGTTTACTACAATTACAGCATCACAAAGCACCGCGGGGGAAAATTTTCAATTCACACAATCGTATCTTGAAGGGGATGCGGTACCAAATAGCGCACCGACAGCGGGAACTGTAAGCAATTTTTCAGACCTTACTTCTACAGCGGCAGGGGCAATTGGAAGTGGCGCGGCGACAATTGATAATCATGTAATTTCAGTAACAGGCGGCGACCCCGGTTCTTCAATAACAGGTCAATATGTCACAACGCTTTCTGTGGATTGATGAAAAATGCGCAAATTTTTATTGATAATTTTATTTTATGCAGTACCTAATTATGCGCAGCCAGTTACGCCAAATTTTACAACTGGCACAATGTCATCAACAACAAATACCACAACTTCTATCTCAGAAACTATTGTTTCGACAGACTACTTTGGGAACTCATATGAATATTCAGTTACAGGGGTCGGGATTTCAACAGATGGCGGGGTTGCTCCAAATACAACAGATGTTTCAGCAACTGTTAACGGTCAACAATATACTTATACGGGGTTAGATTTATCGACAGGCAACAAACCAGTATTTACTTTAACAAACCCGACAAGCGGCGCGGCCTTTCAATATTCAGAAAGCTATCGCGGGCCGGGCGGAATATCAAACATAACAAGCATTACAAGGCAAATAGAAAGCGAATCAGTGGTTACTTCTACGTCTGTCTTCTCTCAATAGCTTTAACGCCCCTAGAAGCGCTTGCAAACGCCGTCAGCCAATCAAACAACGGAAGCGTCACAAATATGGCTATTCAAAGTTTAACGGGCAATATGACAACTAATCAGTACGGCGGAAATATTGTTTGCCAAGGGGCAACTCTTACATTTTCGCCATTTATCACATTTGGTGCAAATTACAGAAAACCTTTTCGAGATTATTACACTACGCCATACTACGACCCGACAGATGCCGATGAAGACGGCGTTCCTGATAATCCGGGTGATATTTTATTTGAACAAATAAATTATTCAGGAACAAACAAAGATAGTTTTGCAGTAAATACAGGTTTTAGCTTAAATTTTACAGTTCCGCTTGATAGACAATTTCAAAATCAATGCAAAGGTGCAGCAACAACACAAGTGAAAATACAACAACAAGTATTAGAGAATAAGCGCCTTGATTGGGCTATCGCAAGAATAAAAGAATGTGGAAAATTAAAACAGCAAGGAATATTGATTGCAAAAAATTCTGAATTTTATAATTTATGCTCCGATATTTATATCGACAAAAAGCCGAATCAAGTAATCCCGCATACCCACGATTTAAGATGATTTCTTTTTTCTAGTAATTAATTTTTTGATAATTGGCTTTATTGCGTTAAGAATTATGGGCGAGGATGCGGCCACGAATCCGATCACGGCGGTTGAAATTATTGTAGATACTTCTGGAATATAAGATTCTTGAAATGGAACTGGCTCCCATATGATGATACATTCATTATTTTCATTTAATTCAAAGGCTTTTACTTTTTCCAATTTCTGAGAATTGGCATACGAGCCAACGCGCAGCGGTTGTTTTGGGTCTGGACAAGGCGGAATCGTTATAATCTCTTTTTTTTTATCTTTTGGAATTTCTGGCGGTTTTGTTTCTGGCGGTTTTGGTGTTTCAGCTTTTGGCTTTTCCTGTTCTTCTACGATTTTTAATTGATTTGGATTATATTGAATTGGAATATAAGAAGGCATTTTTCCATTTGGACAACTATAAAAAGCGCCGTTTGGATCATCCTCTATTATCTGTGTATTTTTTACAGAACTATCTCGATGCGTTTTAACACATCCAAGAATATCAATTGTCGGCGGGGCTACATTTAAAACATTTGAAGGCGGTATATAAGAATTAATATTTATTGTCGAAATATCTGGAATTTTTATTTGTTTTATTTCCAACTATTTCATAGGTAGAGGAATTGAACCGCCTGTTTGTTTTGGTATTTGATTGTCAAGCATTTTTGGCATCATTTGTTGAACGTTTGCCAATACTTCATTCATCATACGATTTTTAAATTGTGGCGAAGTAACATATTTATATCCAAAGTAAGTTCCGCCCAACATTGACGCGCTGATTATAAAACTTAAAATAGATAATATTTGTGAGATTTTTGCCATGAGATCAGCTTTTGCCCGTGCTTTAGTACCTGTAACAATTATAACCTTCTGCGGATTATGTGCATTAGCGCCTTTATATATAACCCTTGGAATTATGACAAGGCAAATGCAAGAGAAAATTAATTAACAGTTTCTTTTGGGATTTCAGTAGAAATTTTTTCTTGTCCTTGTAGCTCGTTAAGTCTTTCTGTGCAGGCAAAGGCTTTCATCTTAAGAGCATCACGGGCTACAACTAACTCTTTTATTTTTGATTGAATTTTATTAAATTCATCAACTGCAACTTGTAGTTCAAGGTTAAGTTGGTCAATACGTTTTTGGTTAGACATAATTATTCAGAAAATTCGTTTTTAACAGCAATTAAATGTGCTTTGTAAGCATTTTTTATATCAGTAGTCCAGACAGAATTACAAACTGCCTTAACATTATCAGGAATAGTAGTAACTCCATCCAATTCCTTATCAAGAGGATTATCTACAAAATTATTTGATTCATCAATAGAGCCACAACTTAATGTATATCTTGAAAAACTAGATGCAATTTGAACACCATCTTTTTTTACAACGTGTTTTTTTCGTACTTGAACGGTTGCATACATTCCGACAACTTCAATTTTGTCGTATTCAATAGTTTCAGTTAGTGCCATTAGGGTTAATCTCCGATTAAAACAGGTTTTGACAAACCTATATTACTGATGTGTCTCGTAAGTAGCAACCCAACCCCACTTAAATCTGTCACCATTAGCAATTTGGCTTGAACCCCAACCAGTTTGATATATGGGATTAATACTGCTGTATTGATGAAGCCTTATTATGTCTTCTCCTACAGCAAAGAATAATCTTGCATTATTTCTTTGGGATGAAAATGTATTTGGTATTGATTTGATATTATCAACAGCAGAACCATGAGAATCACTAGACCCCGGACTGCTATCAATAGCAAAAGGCAAGCCCCTTATAAGACCATCCCCAGAGCCAGCAGCAGTTATACCACCAGCAGCAATATCCATATAACAAAATAAATGAACAACATTACCTATTTTTGTGTACTGACCATGTTGAGAAGAATAACTACTTACACTTGGATCTGAACTTGTAGCTCCTAAAACAGGAGTCCATGTGCCTCGTTCATAATCGTCAAAAAGCTCAGAATCATCTGCACCACCCTGCGGATCATCTGTCGTTGCACTAAAATCAATTCCATGACCACTTGCAACAATTAAATTTCCATCAGTAATTGTTACATTACCATCATGTTCAACAACCATTTTTTTGGTTGGCGCACCACCTACCGCTTCAGTCCAGAATTGTAAATCTGAATCTGTATCTCCACCACCTTTTGCACATAAAATGACGTGTCTTGGATATGGGTTGCCATCATTATAAACATCGACTATTAGACCATTTGTATCTGCATTTGCTAAGTTTGGTGCTGATGCACTTCCCCTGCCAATAACACGAAAAGTCTCATTAAATGAATTTTGACCCCTTAGTGCAACTGAAAATGCCGCTGTTTCGGTTCCGTCAGTTACATCGGTAAATTGCGTCCTTAGTGTTGACATCAATGTATCATTACCAGCACTATCATTTGCTGAAGAATGAATAACTCCAATAAAGTCATCATCTGCTGGACTTGCAGAATTATGTTGCAGTTCAATTGTCGCTCCTTGAGCACCTGTTGCTGTGGTTGAAAGTTTTAAAACTTCTGCGTCTGAATCAGTAACGTGTAGTTTTCTAGCAGGGGTTTGAATACCTATACCGACCTTCTCTAATCCCGCATCAACAGTCAACAAATATTGATCTGTGTCGCCTTCAACAAAAAAATTAAAATCTGCGCCTGTTGGATTAACAGTAAAAGAACCGCCGCCAATTTCTAATCTTTCAACACCACCTGTAGTAATATTAAATTCATTTGCACCACCTGAAAAGATTCCTGTGTCTAAATCATCCCTAAAAGCTAATGCTGGTGCAGAGTTTGAACCATCTTCAAGAGTTAATGTACCGTCAAGTTGAAAAAGTTCTATCCAACCATCATTTGCACTATTTCTTATCTTTAATGTTCCTGTTGTAGTATCCGCCCACCATTGATAAGCAACTGTATTTGCTGGACTAGAAGAGTTAGAGTTATTAGATTGTATTGCAGCAAGGGCATTATTTAAGTCTGTTCTAAAAGCCGCACCAGATTGGTTAGCTATATCATAGTCATGTGTTGCCATTACTTAATCCTTTTCTTTTAAGTATATGATAGTTGATAACTTAAGTTTAAACATATTTACCCTCCTTTACCAAACCCAACCGCTGTATATCTAAAATTAAGGTTTTTAAAGTTATTACTTGAATCTCTTACTTCTATAACAAATTGTGTTCCTGTAATTGATGTTATTGTAAAATAATCACCTGTAACAGCACCTTCAAGGGTTATGCCAACAGTCGGAAGAAATGCTGTTGTTGATCCTCCAAGAGAACCAGTACCTGTGAAAAATGGATCTTCAAAAGTAACTGTCTTTGCTGAAGTTCCAGATGCTATAGATGTATTTACAGTTTCTGTTCTTCTTTTAACACTAGCTTCATAACCAAGTTCAGTAACATTGATATTTTGTGCAGGGTCATCCGAAGTAAGTTCAACTTTAAATTTAAATCCTCTCGCTTTATATTCTCCATTTGCAAAAGTATTAAATTGTGTAAAATTAGCACCAATAGTGCAAGCTGTTCCGCTGTTTACTGATCCACTCGTAGCTGAAGTAACGGTAAAAGTAGTTGCATTTGGAACAGTCGCAATTTCATAATTTCCACTTGTTGCTGTACCAGCAGTAAAATCTATAACAACAAAATCGCCAACAGAATATCCGTGTGCACTTTTATCAATGGTAATAGTTGTACCAACTTGTCCATAGGTAGCTGAAACTGAAGTTGCAGGGTCTATATTTGTTGTGGCAACAAGTAATTTTGCTCCAACATCTTCAGCAAGAGTACCGTCAAATTCAGTCCATGTATCTATGTTCGCAGTTCTTGAATCAATTAAATCATTTACTAAAAGACCAGAAGTTACAAACCTTCTTTTAAGAGTTAAGTTAAAAATTGCACCTAAATCAACTTTATTTTGAAATTCATAACTACCGCTTGAATTAATTGGCCCAGCAAAGTCAATATTAGATAAATCATCAATATCTTGAGTGATTGAATCCCAAAGCAAAGTGCCATCTAATAACAGACCGTCAAAATCTGAATCATAAAATGTATTAACTTTATTCCCTTGAAATGGTGGCGAATCTGTATCTTCTCTTTCTGTAAGAATTATTTGATTTGGTTGTGGATCTGGTTGCGTAACAATTATTTTTGCGGCGTTGTCTGATCTTCGCCCGCCGTCATCAATAAATTTAATTAAATAAGTCCCGGTTAAAGCGGGCACAAGTGTTTCGGTTATATTTCCTGAAAGTTTCGGAATTATTTCTGTAGAGTTTTGAAAAGTTGCAACAGCGGGGTTAACAGATGGTGTATGGCGAACGGAAATTGACCCCCCGTGGGTAACGTCAATATCTGTTGCAGGGTCAAAACGTAACCTTACAAAAAGATCCGAGACAGGTTCTATTGTTAGACCTGATGGGTCTTGTGGAAGCGCTGTTTTACCAACGGCATTAAAAGTTAAATTATTCGAGGTTGCTGAAAGAATTGCATTTACGTTATAACTGTAAACTTCAAATTCATAAACTCCAAGTTGACTATTTAAAATTTCAAAGTCAGGACTTGAAACTTTTGTTGAAACGAAATTACCATTGTTATAACGATAATTAACTTGATATTCAATAACGCCGACTATAGGTTGCCAACTAAGAATAATTTTTGAAACTGCCTGATTATTTATTGGAATAATAGTTTCTACAGCCGAAAGATTAGAAGGTGGCGGTTGAAGTTCATTTAATATAGAAACATTTCTTTCTGGTAAACTTGCACCATCTTCAATAAATGAATATTTAGTATCAATATAAGATAAAGCTGTAATTGTATAATTAATTGAATCTGTCTCTTCAACTGTTATTACTCTAAATTTTTGCGCTTTAACAGCCCCATTTTGTATTAAATAAATTGTATTAACATTAGGAGTTTGACTGAAAGCTGAAGAAACAGTAACTACACCATTTGTTATATCCGAAATATCTTTTGTTTCAACAGAACCGTCTGGCAAAATCAAAGATAAAGTCGGGGTTGCCGTTGTAGGTAAGTCTGTGTTTTCTGTATCGTCAACTGTAACAACAGTTGTTGATGAAACCCCTGCAAGTCTTCCTGAACGCCTTACACCCGCGCGAACAGGATCATTTATCTCAATAACAGCGCCCGGTCTAACCATTAAACCGCCTTCCATTGATGTTGTAAACGTCACAAGTTCACTTTCGTTTGCTTCCGAAAATGCAATTGCCTTTGCCAATCTTGATGCTTGACCACGCGATGTACACGCGAATCCTTTTACTTGTTTAACAACAGTTCCAATTTTTGCTGATAATGTAGTATTTTCAAAAACTTCGTAGTCAATATCTTGCGAATCCATGTTGTAATAACTAACTGATATTACAGAATGTCTTTGTTTCAGACTTGTACCAGAATAATTGAACCCATCACTTGAAATATTGGCAAGTGAAAAAAGGAACGATGAATCTTTTGGGGAATCTTGAGCCAATAATATAGAGCCAGTTGACCAGATCGGCATACAACGCATCACGCCCGCAAGCTCGTTTATCAAATCAAATGCAGAACTAGAAGATTGAATATTTACGTTGCAAGAAAATCTGGCTTCCTGTCCGCCAAATCCGTCATCAACAAGAGTATTTGCAAATTTTGATGCGGTTACGAAAGAAAATAAATCAAGGTTTGAATCTGAAATATGTGTGCCAAATCCATATCTTTCTGTTGTCAAAAGATCAAGCAAAATCATTGCAGGGCAACTTGTCCAAACCGCTGAACCCATAACCCCGTTGAAAATATATCCATCAGGATAAACAATTCGGCCTGTTGCGGAATCAACAGTTGGCGTTCCTGAACCTGATGCGCCCGCACCCGGAATCCTTACTTTGATACCACGAATACGAAATTTACGGCGGGGGATAGAACTGAACTGTTGGGAATCAAGTCTGATTGCGTTATAGGCTGAGTTCAAATATCTATTTGAATCATCAATAATTTCAGCAAAACTTGCGAATTGAAAAGCGTCTATTAATGAAGAATCTGGTGCATCCGCTGTAACTCTTATAACTCTAATGTCAACTGGAAACGCGCCTGTTATTCTTACTGAATAGTCTTTTTGGTATGAATCAGCGGTTCGACCTGTGATTGTATCAGTAATAACATCTGTAAAACCACCTGAGTTATATTGAACAGCAATTTTCAAATCAACACTTGAGCCTAATAAATCGCCGTTGGTTTCTGCTTTTTGTATCTGCGGAAAACTAACAGTTACTTTAATTCGGTCAACATTTGTATTTGTAATTTGTCTTGTAACTGGCGATGATGCTGTTACAGTAACCCCGACAGGCGTGATTGAAGAAGAACTTTCTATTCCATCAATTTTTGTCTGGTCTCCTGTGCCGAATCGTGGAGTAAAAGTTACATTCTGAAAATTAAAATCTGATTCAGCGGGACTTGATGAACTTGCTGTTGCTTTTAAAACAGGGGTATCGTTAAGAAAGACGTCTTTTAAATACGCATTTATATAAGCGTCTGAAGTGCGATCTGTTATACCTTCCTTGGAAGCGGTTGCAGAGCCTTCAATTTCTCCTTCAGATATAAGGTCAAGAAAAGTCGCAAATTGTTTGCTGTGAAGGGTATCAGGGGTTCTTGTCGGTTGTCTTGGGGGCGGTGGATTTCCACCACCTCGCGAACCTCTTATAATTTTAGGTTTATTGGTCATGCCTGAACTTGCTCCGTATCAATACCGCCAGAAATAACAACTGAACCTGTAAAAATTTCCCCATACACAATAGGAACAGGGGTGCCGGCTCTGCTAGTCTGTTGCGTTCCTGAAAAACTAAACGACAAACGCGGATCTTGTTCACTTGAAAATTCAGGTTGTTTTGGCATAGGAAAAAGCATTTCACTAACACCGCCAAGAACTAAACTTGCACCAATAAGGCCAAGAGCCGCTGAACCATAAGCCCCTGCCGCATATAAACCTGTTGCACCCATTAAACCACCGCCACCCGCTAAACCAGCACCAGAACCGCCCGCAAAAAGCCCCGCACCCATCGGCGTGAATGATAAACCGATCAAGGCCACTCCAAGAAGCACTCTTCCGAAATTACCCCCCGAACCTGATATAACAGGTACAAAAGATATATCTGATTTACCAATAGGATCGTGAAGCTCGTCCGCACCGACTTCTTCATTATTAGTTATGACCTTATAATATCTATTTGCCATATGATTTTCCAGATGCGGAAAATTATTTATTAAAAAACTAACAGCTTGTGCAACGTTAGAAACATTTATATCTTTAAATTCTTTATGGCCGACCTGTTTTGCCAGTTCTCCGTATAACTTAATTTTGCGAAGCATAACGCAACCTCATTCCTGTGCATTTTAACAACCAAGGGTTGTATGGCTCTCTACAAGATAGTCTATCTCTTAAATGATGTATTACATCGCCATCTACAAAAATCGCCACATGATTTAAACCCGGCTCCCCGATTGACATGAATAATAAATCATTATTTTTTAATTTTTCATCACTTCTTAATTCACGAAATCCTGTATCTTTTGCACATTTTTCAAACATAGGTTCAATCATAAATTCTTCAGGCGTGATTGGCCTTTCCCAATCCCTAAGTTCTATATTTAATTTTTCCGCATAATACCTACGAACAAGTGACCAACAATCAGAAATCCCCCATACATAAGGCAATCCGATCATATCTGGCTTGTATCCTGACGGCCTATATTCACCCCATGTTTCAGTTTTTGGGTTAACTATATACCAAGGCAAATTCGATTGTTCACAGCTTATTTTGTCGGCTTCTGAAGCTACAGCGGGCGTTACGGGATGGCTGTGAATAATAGCTGTTATATCTCCAATATTATCTGCCCTCACATAATCTTCGGGGTCGATAATAAAACATTGATTATCGTTCATTGATAAATTACGACAAGGAAAATATTTTTCTTTCCCGCGAATATTTAACAAAAGACCGCAAGATTCTTTCGGATCTTGTTCTTTTGCGTGTTCAAGTGCCTTATCTTTCCAAGTCATCCTGTAATTAATCCGATGCTAGGAAATTCTGATCTAGTGCATTGACGTTTTGGCGCTCGTACTCCCGCCATATCAAAAACAGCCGCGAGTTCAAAAGATACAACAGTTCTATTTTCAGCCGATTTTCTGTCAATAATAAATATTTCTTGCGGATATTCCGCTGTGTTGTCTGGCGTTCCATAAGGATTTACATTGCTTGGGAAATTAGCGGCATCAAGAAATCTTGCTTTTGTTCTAATTCTTTTGACTGTTGCACCTGTCAAATCGTTACCTGTTGTTATTTCGTTTACTGTAAGAAGTATTGCCGATAAAGTACCAAGAGCATTTGAAAAAGTAAGGGTCGGGCGTGGCAATTGACCTTTTCCATATTGAAATCCTTCAGCCTGAACTGGAAACCTTGTGTATGCGTTACCTTGCCAAATTATTTCACCATTATCTTTTAAACTTGTTCCAGCATGAAAACGATAAGTTGTTGTTGCACCATGTAATGAATTATCAAGTGTCAAAGTAAAAAGTTCAATTACCGCTGACGGGTTAACTTTTTGTAATTCACTTACAATTTTATCTGTACTCACGGTTCAAACACCTGTCTAAATGTAGCGCTGATTGAAGCCCTGTTGTTATATGGAATAGATTTCGACCAAGTTTCGCAAACGAATTTCTTTGCACCTGAAAGAGTGATTGAAACATTCCCGCTATTTGTTGCACTTGAAGCGGCTGTAACTGTAAATGTGTTTGCATCTGTCGCTGTCGCAACTGTAAAAGAACCATCTGTTGCGGAACCTGATGTGTAGTCAATAGTTAAAACATCGCCTATTGCAACACCATGATTTGAAATTGTGATTGTTACAGTAGTTCCTGATTGTGAATAAGTTCCTGTTTTTGTAAACCCTTCACCGGGCGGTGTAAATGTAAAACTTTCTTGATCGTTTGCACGGCTATCAAGAAACGCTTCGACAACATCTGATTCAGTTTCGCTTAATTCAAAATTAACATTATAAACTTTCGGGTTTTGATTGCTTGCTAATCCAAAAAATATTCTTTGTTCAAATCCATCTGCAAATCTTACTGTGCGAACAGCGGGCGCGGATTTTTTTGAAAAACCTTGATATGTGGGTGTGACGCTTGGAAAGGTTGCCATTTTAAGTTGCTAATAAACCTCCCGGTCTTTTTTGTTTTATTAATTCTGATTGTATCGCTGAAGCAAGAGCAACGCCAAGTTCTTTCCCGCGATTTTCGTTTGCATCTGATTGCATACCTTCAGCCGAGACATTGACATTTATATTATTAACAATGCCACCGCTTCCGCCGATTTGATTATTGGGAATAACTGTTCCGCTTGATTTTGGTGTAAATATCTCCGGCCCTCTTTCCCCAACTAAATAACTGCGCCCTGCGGACGCGCGGCCACCATTTGCAAGCCCCGGCAAGTTTGCAAACAATCCAATTCCTGTACTTCTTAACAAAGTATTTATTCCAAGTCTTAACAAGTCATTAGCAAGATTATTTATTATTGACCTAGCCGCTTCGCCAAGCGTTCTTGTTCCATTTATAGCATCAACCAAAGCATCAGAAATACCTGTTGCAATATCATCGCCTATCTTTCTAAAAGCATCATTTAATTTTTTTGCTTCTTCTGCGTTTTGTTTGATATGTAAACCTCTTAGTTTTTCTTGAGTATTTATATCTTGTAATTCTTTAAGTTCTTTTAATTTATCTCCTTCAAATTGTGCTTCTAGTTCTTTTATTGCCAATTCATGTTCTTTTCTAATTCTTGCTTCTTCTGTGAGTTCTTTTGAAACAATATTGTTTTTCTGTAAAGAAGCATTTGAATCTGTCAAATTTTTCTTAATCATTTCAAATTCTTTGCTTAAATCTCTTAATTTTGCATCTTCAAGACTAAGTTTTAATTTTTCAACATCTTCATTTGCTTCTTCAATTTCTCTTTTAATTCTTAATTTTTCTGTTCTGCCCGAATGACCGCCCTGTCTAACTTCTGAAAGAGCCTTTTCTAAATCTTTGACTTTTTGTTCAGTTTCTTCAATATTTTTTGATATTTGTGCCGCGCTTCCAAATTCTAAAAGATCATTAAATTCCTTTTGTTCTTTGTTTGCTTTCATCAAAGCGGCGGCAACAAACCCAAGTCCAATAACTAAAAGACCAATTCCAGTTTTTGCTATAGCAATTTTAAATGCGGTAGCGGCGGCGGTAGCTGTAGCAAATCCCGCTGAAGTTGCCCCAAGTGTGGCTTTATAAGCAACAAGACTTCCAAGTGAAATTCTTGACGCAACAGTTATTCCAATAAATCCCGCTTTCAATGCCGCTATTTGTGCGCCTACTATTGGAACAACAACTGCAATTCCTTTGATAGCCGCCGCAATTCCAATAAATGTTAACGTGACTTGACCCGCTTCACTATCGACAAAGCTGACAATACCTTCAATTAATGCTGTCGTACCTTTTGTAACTTTTAAAATGATAGGCAATAATCTATTGCCAAGTGTTATCTGTAGTTCAAGAACCGCATTGCTAAAAGATTTAAAAACTTCTGCGGGGGATGCGGCCATAATCGCACCAATTTTGTCTTCGCCTTCTTCAAGTGATCTGTTTAAGGCTCTTAGAATAATGTCAGATTTGAGCAAACCTTTTGATGCAAAATCTTTTAACTTCCCCTCTGCAATTCCTGTTTCTTGTGAAATAGCTGTCAACAGTTGCGGAACTTGTTCTGCAATACTTCTAAATTCATCCCCTTGTAAACGTCCAGAACCTAAACCCTGCGCAAGCTGTGTGAAAGCGGCGCTTGCTTCTGTTGCATTTAATCCCGCTAGTTTTGCAATAGTGTTAAAACCCAAAAATGTAGTTTCTATATCTTGAAGTGATATTCCAAGAGGTCGCAATCTGGCGAATATATCTGTAACGCCTTTTGTTGCTTCAACTATTGACAAATTAAATTTATCTTGTGCCTTTGCGACTAATTCTTGCGCCCCTGCAAATTCTCCAAATTCAGATGTCAACACTTTCATTCTTAGTTGTAAAGCCTGAAAGTCTGAAGCTGTAGTAACAGCCTGTTTTGCAATAGCTGTAAAAGCAACACCCGCAAATGCCGCTTTTAGTCTTCCTAAATTGTTCTGTAACCCTGTTGTCTGTGCCTGTACGCCTTTTAATGCTCTTGTGGCCTGCGAAGCATCAACTGTAAGTTTTACATTAGCCTGTGCCACAAATCAACAAAACCTTTTCTTATATATTACCTTTTATTTGCTCTTTGACGATTTATTTCTCTTTTTTCTCTTTCATTCTTAACTTCATAATATGCCGCCCAAAAAATCAGTTCTTCTTCTGTAATCAAAGAACGTAATTCCTGTAAAGTTTTACCTAATTCTGTTGCGAGAAAAAATTCAAAATTTATCCAATTATCTCGCGATATTATTTTTTTGCTGTATCAACATTCAATTGAATATCAAACATAAATAATTCAATTTCGTTCAATACACTTTCTGGAAGTTCTCTTTGTAGGTTGGGCGCATCTGCGGGTGCAAACGCCTTTGACCCATCTTCTAATTCTGCATTTTTACAAAGAAGATAAGTTGATATTGTCAAAGCATCATCTGTATTTGCGGCTGATTGTGCGCGAACACGATCATCCCTTGTCAAAGGCTTAAAGTATAAATCGACAATCTTTTCGCCGTTTTTATTTTTAAATTCGTATTTTCTTCTGGCTGTCATCTGATCTTTATAAGAATCAGTTAACAGGTCAATAGTTCTTTTTTGCATTGGTTGATTAGTTGACTAATAAACTCAATGTATCAGATAGCGCTTGTTATGGTACCGCTTGTAATGAAACTGATATTTATTACTTGAACTTCGCCAAGTGTTGCGCCATATTCTGCGTTTGTGATAATTCCCGCAAAACTAATTTTCTTTGCTGAAGTTGATGAATCAGGAAATAATTCAAATAAAGCGTCAGCGTTATCGCCTGTAGTTAAAACATCATCAATAAATGTTGTGTACCCTGCACCTGTTTCTGATGGATTGTAAAGAAGTTCCGCTGAGCCTTCGCCCGCTATTAAACCGCCGATATTTGATTTAAATGTATCGCCTTGTTTTGTTGTTTCCATCGTGTCTTTTGTTATAGACAAAGACCATGATCTTGTTTGTCCAACGTCAGCTTCGGTGCCGCCCGCATTTTCAAACATAATTTTCCCAACATCGCCTTTGATAGCCATAACAAAAAAAAGAATCTATTTATAAATATATTAACTCTTAATTGTTTTTTTTACATCTTTTTTTAATTTTTCTTGCTTTTCCATATATCGCCTACAACGTCCATCCCAATAAGCGGGGTCACGGCGACCCTTTACAGCTTCGATTGCATCAAGCATTTTTTCTGTGATTTCCATTAAAGTTCCTCGAAAATTTCAAAGGTCATTCGCAATTGTGTCTGAAATTGACCTTCTGGATTTGGATTGTCAACGACCTCCGGCCCAATTGGGGCATCGAAGATCACATTAGAAACTGTAATTCGATTGTATAAATCCCGCAACCTTTTGCCGATTGTGTAATTATCGCCTGAACCGATTCCCTGCGGAGTAAAGATATTAAAAACAACAATTCCATTAACGCGATTCAATCCGTCCGCATTTCCCTGCGTCAGATAATTACTTTCGCCGAATGTTGTAAGGCATTGAACAAAGGTTGTAACGGCGCTACTATCAAACGACATATTATGAAAAACAACAGATATTGCGGGGCTACTAGCAAGTTCTGTTGCGACTCTAGCTTCGATTGTTGCTCTTACTGTGTTTAAATCAATAGCGGCCATTATTTACCCCTTATTTGTTTGTATAAGTCTTGAATTTCGTTTGCAAGTTCTTTTGCCAACAAGTCAAGATGTTTTGGCTTAAGTCCTTTTAAACTTCTGTATGTCCCACCCCAAGACGGCGGTAAACTTGTTCCGAACATAACAGGTTCAGCATATGGAACATTATTGTGAATATGATATTTTTTTCTAAAATTTTCTTTACCTAGTTGATAATTTAAAGGTTTCGGCGGTCTTATTACAGTTCCTTTACCTGATGAGCCGTATTTGCCTTCTTTAGCGGGTGCGCCGCTTTCTGCGTTTTCTCCTATTTGCCAAGAAACAGCAAGCCTTCCAGAGTCTACAGGCGAGCCTTCTTTAACAATACGATCTCCCGTCAATACAGCAACAGATAACAAAGTATTAATTTGTTCTTCTGAATATTCCCCGATTTGGTCAACGCGTATTTTTCTCATGTTCTTAAATATAGGGTGTAAGAAATATCGGTTCCGCCTGATGTTTTAGTAAGGACGCGAATAATATTATGTAC